TCAATAAACCGGTAAAAAATGCCGAATAAAGAGTGCCCGGCCTGTAACCAAGATCCATGTACATGTGACGATTTTTGTGATAGTTGTGGGGCATGAAAGTAAGCGATAAAACAAGTATAGACATGCCAATAAGAAACCTGCTCAGCATCGTAGCTGCGGTGGCTGTAGGAGTGTGGGCTTATTTTGGTGTGGTATCAAGAATTACAAGCATGGAAACATCATTAGTTTTAGCAGAAAAAGATTTAGAAAAGAATACAGAATTTAGAATCAAATGGCCACGTGGTGAAATGGGTTCACTGCCGGCTGACAATGAACAATACATGTTACTAGAATTCATGGCAGAGCAAGTTGAAAGTATGCAAACTGAAATGGAATCAATGATGAGTAACACGGTCAACATAAACTTTTTAAAAGATCAAGTATTAAAACTTCAACAAGATGTTGAATCATTAAAAGACAAAGTAAGGGAGAACAAAAATGGAACCAGTCATTAGTGTAGTTTTTGCATTAATTATGTATGTTAACGGTTCAATGGATGGGCATATGATGACAGATGGATTATCTAAATGTCTTAAATCAAAAAGAGAAGCCGAACGTAATTTATCACAAGGAAGAGTAAATGTTATTCGTTACGAATGTGATCGAGTTAAAGCAGAACTCAGACCAGATTTTGAGGGTGAGTTAAAAATATATAAAATAATAAAAGATTAATCTTTTTTAAATTTACGGCCTTTAAAAAAGACCACTAAGTTTTGTGCTGTATTAAGTGTTACCATTAATATTAACCAGCCTTCCCACCATTCCATTTATTCTCCGTATGATTTAATTTTTAATAACATGTTATGTACACCATTACGACGTCCAGGTGTTAACAGTGTATCGAGATGCAAGGTATCGAATTCTTGCAAGTCAAATTCTTTTATTTCAGTTAAAGTTAATCCACTAAAAATATCTGCTAACATACAAACAAGCCCCTTAGTTATAAGTGCATCAGAGTCGGCAGAGAAATGCATTTTATCTTTTGGTAAATATCCAGGTATTACCCACGTGCGCGTTTGACAACCAGGCACCTCAAACTTATCTAATTTTAATTGATCAACATGGCTTATACTATTCTTTCCAAAGTCCATGAGCCAACCATATTTGTCCATAGGATCTTCGATGTTGTTTAATATTTGTCCGTATCTTTTTAACTTTTCTTTTGCGTTCATAAATTTTTTCTTACAGTGTATTTAGAATCAGGAGCAGGCACATAACCTTCCTTTAGTTTTTCTTTATACAATAATCCTATGATAGAATTTTTTGTTACACCAAAGTACAATCCTACTTGCGATGCACTATACTTTCTCTTTAATTCTTTTGCTATTTTTATTTCTTCTTCTGTCCACACTTTTCTCATTCTTAAACTCCTTCATCCAATCTAATTTAGGTCCATAATAAAAAGCTGTTGTTTCTTCATATGGATATACTTTTCTTTTTTCTTTGTACGTTTGTAAAACAAATTTCATCCTACTAAGTCCTTTGTTAGCCATGCAATGATGGCAAGTACAAATAAAGTTATGACAAAGTAACCCATGTCAGTTGTAAACCTCTCCATAAGTCTCCATTCTGATTTTGTAAGGTTTTTCGGTTGTTTACCCGGGTACAATCGTACCACCCAACCCTTTAAACCCCGATACGGAGCAAATATGAGCCTTTTTATTTGGCTGAAAACCGCCGTTTTTTTAGCATCGTCATTTGGGTCCCAAACTGACATTATATGGCCATTTACGTCTCTATAGTGTTTATTTTTTGGCATCTTTACTCCTATCTGTCATTGGAATGACATTATCTTTTGGTTTTGGATTTAATGTTGCGTTAAATGCAATAGAAATTCTTTGACGTTGTGATCTGTTTACATCTACATCATGCAACAAGTAAGATGGAAACATTAACAAGTCACCTTCACGTGGATCGTGTCCAATCATGTTAGAATAAGGTTGCCCAGGTCTAATCATTTTATTCATCTGTTCATTTGTTGCAAATCTAATAACACCTGTGCCTTTCCCTTGTACATAATATACACCAGATACATCTGCATCTGCACGGTAATGACTATGAAATAAATTACAACTTCCAGGTTCATTAATGTTTGTCCAATATGTAATGTTTGCATCCATTGGCTGGTCAGCAAAGTAATGATCACACCAGGTGCTCAACATTAAACTAATAGGTTTATATAATTCTGTTTCACATTTGTAACGTGCCATGCTTCTATAACAGCCAGCGTTACCGCCAGGCAATCCTGTTGGATCATTCTTACGAATCTCATCTATCTCCCCCATAATAAGATTATTTAAATTCTCATGGTTAGTATAGTTTTCGTAAAATAAACGTGTTTCTTGTATTGGTATTTTAGCTACAGTAATTTCAGTATCTTCAATTGTTTTGTCTTTCATATTTCTCCGTTGCACATTTTGGACCACATAAGAATACCATTTGGTATTTTTGATCCGGGTTAAACTTTTTACTTAGCCAATACTTCATGTCCTTGGTCCAAGATCCACACTCTATACATTGAAAGGATGGTCTAGGATCTTCATTAGTTCCTGGGTTAACAGTAGCTGGATCATACTCCACAGATACCCTCGCATTCATCTGCAAACTCTTCATCAAATGTTTCACCAAATAATGACGATTGTGGGTTAGGTGCTTGGAAGTCTATACTTCTAAGCGGCTTAGCTGATTTATGTAGAAACAATTCTGTCTCTGTGTTCTTTAATCCATGTCTTATCTTTTCATCAAGGTCGCATGCATCTTCCCAATCTTCCGGATAGTTTTTCTGCATGTTTTTCCACTGATCATTGTGATGATATGGGCAACCAATACATGATGATTTACCAGGCATAGGATGTTTTTTTATATCACGGTACCATTGCAAGCAATCAGCACGCGACATTTTCATTTCAATTAAAGGCCAACGAGATGTCAACCATGGCATTCTAGCTTTCTTCATACGCATGGCTTCATCTGTTGATATACCAATCCATTGTTCTACAATCATGTCTTTAGGTACTCTATACTTAGGTTTAACTCCTAATAATTCACGCATTTTCTTTTGAATAGGGATAACTTTATAATCATGTGTGCACTGTCTATAAAGCATCCCCACTCGTCCACCGTTAGGACGTGCAGCAAACAAAGGTGGGTTTGGTACACGGCCAGCAAACGACTTACTCTCTTCTTTAGACCCTGGTTCTGGGTTCGCTGCTTTGACAAGATCATCTCTAATGTTTCCTCTCTCTACAGTAATAATAGGGCAGATCGTTATTGCTTTCTTTAAATATTCTACATGCTCGTAAACAAACTTAGGTTCCCACCCAGTGTCAGCAAATATCATGTAGTCTGGTTTATGTTTAGTTAATCCCTCTTGTGCCATTAAAGCTAGACACGATGATTGAACACCAGCTCCTAGTGATAAGATACGCATGGTAGGCTCACGTGGTTCACCTTTTCCTTCAGTGCTATCATACTCTGCTGGCTTTCCAGTCTTCGTTAGATTTGTTGTTTTAAAATATTTAGGTTCTTCTGTAGCTGCTACTGCTGCCATCATGTTTAATTGTTTTTTATTAGGCGTCATTTTAGCAGACATTTCTTCCATGAGTTTTCTTCTCTCAAACTCCATCTGCTCATGATTTATAGCAAAACCAGGCTTAACTCCTTCCACACCTTTTTGATTAGATGCGCGGCTTTTGCCTTGCTCTTTATAACCTACTCTTTTGTTCATTATTTAGCTTCTCCCCAGTTATCTTTTACTTTGTAATCTACGTTAGAAGGTACCTGCAAATCTATACATGTTTCCATAATATGTTTTATTTCTTTTGCATCTTTATCAGATTTTACGCTACAATTCAATTCATCGTGAACTTGAATTAATGGTGTAACTCCTAACTTTTCATATACATCAACCATAGCTTTTTTTGTTTGGTCCGCAGCTGTGCCTTGGATTAATCTGTTTAATGCCTTGTATGTACCAGCTCTTTTTAATGATGTTCCATACTCTGCGTTAGCCTCTTTTAATAACATAGGTTTATTGTATACACCAGGGCTAAAATAAGATGGTTCCCAAAAATCAAATCTACACTTACGTCCTAAGAAAGTTCTAATTGTTCCTACTTCGTTCGCACGATTCATAACAGCTTCTAACATACCTTGCATAAAAGGTACCTTTTCTCTAAATTGTTTAAGCATGTTCTTAGCTTCCATGGGTGAGATGTCTAAATCAACAGCCATTTTTTTATAACCCATGCCGTACATAACACCTAGACCAATGGTCTTTGCTAATTTACGATCAATGCCTGCCATCTCTGCTGTTTGTTTATGAAAATCTAAACCTTTTTCAAAAGCTTCTTTTACTTCTACTGCTCCTTCGTTTTTATTTAACACAGCAAAATGCGTAAGAATTCTAGGTTCTTGTTGTGAGTAATCTGCTGATGACCAATATTCTCCCTCTTCTGGTAAAAATATTTTACGCATCTCAGAACCAAATTCATTTCTAATTGGCATCTGTTGTAAATTAGGGGCATACATAGAAAACCTACCTGTTACTGTTCCCCCACTATCACCTCGAATCTGATTAATGTGAGCGTGTAATCTACCTTTATGAATGTATCTAGAAATACCATCTATAAAAGTTCCTTGTAATTTATTAAGAACACGTGCCTTAGTTATCATACGCGGTAACTCATGTTTATGTGTGTCAAGAAATGTCTGTGTAAAGCTTGGAGCTCCAAGGGCGGTGGTCGGATATTCTAGGTTAACACTATCAAAAGCATCTGCTACTGATCGTGCGGCCCATATCTGTACGTCATTACCTACCACATCTTTAATTCTTTTTAAGTATTGCTTTTCTTTATTTCTTAATTTAACTTTTAATTTTTGTGCACGGTCCATGTCAATACGAACACCACGTCGTGTCATATTAAAAATAACTCTTATAAGCCTGCACTCTAAATCATACACAGTTTCCACAGAATCTCTTTGCAACTCTGTTTTAAATCTATCATGTAATTTATATGTCAATAAAGCATCTGCCTCTGCATACTCACCTACAAAAGAGGCGTGCATCTTGTACATGTCAGCTTTAGGATCTAAACCTAATTCAGCAGCTTTAGCTTTTAATAACGTTTCATTTTTTCTTTCACCTAAGTATTCAAAACCAATGCTAGTTAAGGCATAACTAAACCTATTCTCATTTAGTAAAGCAGCAGCTATCATTGTGTCGTGGATATATCCTTTTACTTCAATACCAAGTGTGCTTAACCAACCTATGTCATACTGTGCATTGTGAAATACTTTTTGTATGGATTCATCTTCACATATCTCTTTAATATATTTTACAATAATATCTTGGTCCATGTTGCCACCACCTTCGTGGGCTATTGGATAGTAAGCAGTAAAATCACCACTTGATAAAGCAATGCCTATAACCATTCCGGCTCTTCTTGCCCAACCTGGGCCCATTGTCTTCAGTTGACTGTCACACGTTTCTAAGTCAATTGCCACTACATCCCTGCCTTTCATAGAAGGCATTTCTGTTGGATGCAGCCACTCTGCTTTTACTTCGTCAATTTTAAAATTTTCCATTGCTACTAATTTCTCCTGCTATTGCTGCATAACCACACATGTCAATGAAGTTATCTATGTTACTTTTATTACCTTGTGTATTTCGTGATATCTTTAATAACACCATCATCAAAGCCACATCTTCAGCTGTAATACTAGCCATTGGTTGTAACTTTTTATCAAGATATATATTCCAAAACTCTGCAATCTCTGCATGATTTTCAAATGCATCACCATGCGTGTCATTCCTATCACCACTGACAAGATCTTGCGCTTGTTTTAGTATTTCTTCTTTATTCATATTCTAAATCCTCCGTAATTTTGGTTACTAATAATATGTAAACTTTTCTTTGCTCGAGTAGCACCTACATAAAATACCCTATTCGTATCATCCGAATCATTTTCCATCTCTATTTGATTAGCTCTAGATAAATCTGTTAACAACATAACATTGTCACATTCACCACCTTTTGCTACATGAATTGTACTCATGTTAATTTTAGGATCTGCTGTAATATTATCAAAGCGTTGAAGATTTCTAATATACTCTGCATCTTTTCTTCCTATAGAATTAAAAGCAACGTCCCAAGGAACATTAGTAAGCTTAAGGCCATGATCGTCTTGTAAATCTACAATACTATATTCACTATCTTCATTAATAAAACTCTGCATATTTTTATGACCATGCTCTAACGCTGTTTTAGAAGGTAAATAACTATATACATCTTTAACATTTTTATAAGATACGTATTCACCGCAGTGTAATCTATCCCAGGTGTCAACTGCATTTAATAATTCTTTAGAAATAGGAAGCTTGTTATTTTTTTTATAAGGTAGTCCCTGTATTCTTAAATCATCTTCCATTTCGTTGTACATATATTTACATGTAGCAAGTATTAACCAATTGCCTTCACGTACATCTACACTTTCAGGATATGCATGGTGTCTAACTGATCCATCCACGTCTCTTCCTTTCCATACTTTAGGGCGACGGTTGATAATTCTTTGCACAATTTCATCTGCTACATTGTGAACAAGTTTAGGGCATCTGTATGATTGATCTAATACTTT